ATATGCGGCAATTGAACAATTGATAGAGAAGTACTTGGTTAAGAACCGTAGTACCAAACAAATATATGAAACTCCACAAATTAGATACATGGTCGCGGCCGCTACTGTATTTCACGCAGAAGAACCGAACTCGGCGAGAATGCGCTACATCAAAGAGTATTACACAGCCGCCAGCGACGGGCTTTTTACATTGGCTACGCCTGTGTTGGCAGGGCTTGGTACTCCTACTAAACAGTTTAGTAGTTGTGTGCTTATTCGCTCGGATGATGATTTGGACAGTATTTTCGCGTCCGGAGAAATGATGGCCAAGTATGCCAGCAAACGTGCTGGCATTGGTTTAGAGATTGGACGACTGCGTCCGTTAGGCTCGCCCATTCGTGGTGGCGAAATCATGCATACTGGTATGATCCCATTCCTAAAGAAATGGTTTGGTGACCTGCGTAGTTGCTCACAAGGAGGTATCCGCAATGCAAGTGCTACTGTATTCTATCCTATTTGGCATCATCAGTTTGATGATCTTATCGTACTTAAAAACAATCAAGGAACCGACGAAACCCGTGTCAGGTTCATGGACTATGGGGTTGTTCTTAGTGCATTCTTCTGGAGAAGATTTAAAAACAAAGAACAAATAACATTCTTTGATCCCAACGAAGTACCAGACTTATACGAAGCATTCTATCAAAATACAGAACGCTTTGAAAAACTCTATTGTGAATACGAAAAGCGCAAAGATTTGCGCACAAAAACAATGAGCGCCGAAGAAGTGTTCAAGGGCGGCATTCTTAAAGAACGAACAGACACAGGTCGTATCTACTTGGTGTTCGTTGACAATGTTATGAAACAAGGACCATTCGATCCCGAATATCATACAATCTACCAGAGTAACTTATGCTGTGAAATTCTTTTACCTACTAAATCCTTTAAACGTCTGGATGACAGCGATGGTCGTATCGCTCTTTGCACATTGGGCAGTATCAATTGGGGTGCGTTCCGTAATCCAGAAGACATGCGCCGTGCTTGTCGCATATTGCATCGTAGCCTCAATAACATTCTTGACTATCAAGACTTCTTGTCAATTCAGTCTAAGTTGTCAAACGATGAAATTCGACCTCTTGGAATCGGAGTCACCAATCTTGCCTACTGGCACGCCAAGCGAAGCTTCCGCTACGGAGAACGAGATTCCTTGGCTGAAGTCAAGACGTGGATGGAACATCAAGCCTACTACCTAACTGAAGCATCAGTTGAACTGGCCAAGGAACGTGGTCGTTGCAAAGACTCGGATAAAACACGCTACGGCAAAGGCATCTTCCCTTGGGAATTGCGAGCCAAGGGTGTCAACGACTTGACAGACTTCACACCTGAACTGAACTGGGAAGGCTTACGTGCAGAAATGCGCAGTTACGGTGTTCGCAATGCCACACAAATGGCCATCGCTCCTGTAGAGTCCAGCTCGGTAGTGATCAACTCAACCAATGGTATTGAAATGCCCATGAGCTTGATCTCTGTAAAGGAATCCAAAGCAGGAAGCCTAACACAAGTGGTGCCCGAATATCACAAGTTGAAAAACAAATATCAACAGATGTGGGCACAGAAAGACTGTGACGGTTACTTGAAGACCGCGGCTGTGTTAGCGGCCTATATTGATCAAAGCATTAGTACCAACACATTCTACAATCCCGCACACTTTGCTGACCGTAAGGTGCCCACAACCTTGATTGCCAAGAACTTGATGCAGGCACATTACTGGGGATTGAAAACATTCTACTACAGCTTGATCAACAAAGCAGGATCAAAACAAAAGGCCGACGAGGCAGTGCCTTTGGAGGAAATTGATTTTGATCTTGAGGAAGACTGCGAAGCATGTAAGCTATGAACAGCGTTGAAAAGATCTGGGCCCGGGCAACCGGGCACTTGATGGGTGAATCAGATCATGACCGGCCAGATGTGCCTATATTAACTCTTCAGGAAGCCCGAATAGCCTTGTTCTTCAAGACGTTTTGGGTTATAATACATGTTATAACTTGTGGCTTTATTATAGCCAACACAATCAGACATTGGTAAAAATATGAGCAAAGCACAATACAATTTAAAAACAAAAACAGACTATCTCAATCGCAAGATGTTCTTGGATCCTGCGGGTCCTGTTACTATTCAACGATTTGAAGAAGTCAAGTACAACAAGATTGCCAAGTACGAGCAAGAGGCACGCGGATTCTTCTGGATACCCGAAGAGATCTCGTTGACCAAAGACTCACAAGACTTTAAAGATGCAAGTGAAACAGTCAAGCACATCTTTACTAGCAATCTACTGAGACAAACAGCACTGGATAGTTTACAAGGTCGAGGTCCAAGTCAAATTTTTACACCTGTAGTGAGCCTGCCAGAACTAGAAGCATTGGTGTACAACTGGACTTTCTTTGAAACTAATATTCACAGTCGCAGTTATAGCCATATTATCCGTAATATCTATAATGTGCCCAAGGATGTGTTTGCCACGATTCACGACACTAAAGAGATTGTGGACATGGCATCAAGTGTGGGCAACTACTACGAAGAACTACATGTGGTCAACTGCCGTAAACAACTAGGCGAAGCAGTTACAGAAAAAGAACACGTCCGAGCAATCTACATGGCCTTACATGCTAGTTACGCATTAGAAGCATTCCGCTTTATGGTGAGCTTTGCCACAAGCCTGGCCATGGTAGAGAATAAGATCTTTATTGGCAACGGCAACATCATTCAGTTGATATTGCAGGATGAAATCTTGCACAAGGAGTGGACTGCATTCTTGATCAACCAGGTGGTCAAAGAAGATCCTCGTTTTGCTGCCGTCAAAGCAGAATGCGAACGTGAAGTGTACCAACTGTACCTAGATGTGATACGTGAAGAAAAAGAGTGGGCTGACTACTTGTTTAAGTTTGGTCCTGTGATTGGGCTCAACGCCAACATCCTGAGAGACTTTGTGGACTTTACTGCCAAGAATGCACTAAACGAAATTGGTATCAAGTATCTGGAACCAGCACCTAAATCAACGCCTATTCCTTGGTTCAATAAGCACGTTGACACCAGCAAGAAACAAACTGCACTGCAAGAGAACGAATCAACTAACTATGTTATTGGCATCATGAGCGACAGCATTGACTATGAGGAGTTACCCGAATTATGATTGACGACAATTGGTTCGCACAAGGCGGATTTCAAACTTACAAACACCCAACCCCTATCAGTTACGAAACAGCCGCTGACAACGGTACAGTTGAAACACTAGAAGGCCCTGTGGCTTACACAGTAGGACACAAGATTATCACAGGTCCTAAGGGTGAGAAGTATCCTGTGAGCCCTATTAAGTTCTCGGCATACTATGACGACAACGGTGATGGCACAGCCACACCCAAGAAGATCATGAAGACAGCCAAACTTGCTGATCATGATGGTATGTTAAAAGCATCATGGGGCAACTTAGAATACACCAAAGGCAATGACTACATTGTCAAACACGGCCCTGGCGATTATGGAGTTGTTAAAACAGACATCTTTGCCAAGACCTACGATAAATCAAAAGAAGGAAAATAAAATGCAAGCTATTGTATGGAGCAAATATCACTGTCCCTATTGCGATCAAGCAAAGGCACTATTAAAACAAAAGGGTATCCCATTTGAAGAGAAAAAAATTGGAGATGGATATACCCGAGAAGAATTGCTAGAAGCAATCCCTTCAGCCAGAACAGTACCACAGATTATTATCAACGGAGAACTGATTGGCGGGTTCACAGAACTCAAAGCAAAGTTAACAGAAAGCACATGATGTCATCACAACTAGCACTAGAACCAAACCAAGTATACACATTCAAAATGAACTCGGGCGAAGAAATGGTTGCCAAAGTAAAACAATCTGGCGGGGACTGGATCGTTTTAGAAGAACCAGTGAGCATTGCCCCTGGACCGCAAGGTATGGGACTTGTGCCTAGCTTGTTTACCGCAGATCCCAAGGAAGAAATTAAGTTAAATAGTAATAGTATTTCATTGGTATCCAAGACTGATGATTCGGTTAGAATGAAATATCTAGAAGCAACAACTGGTATCAAAGTACCAGAGAA